TCTAGAACCAATATTTGCACTATTTCTTTTGCTCCAAGAAACAATTACTCCATTAATATTATTAAGATATTCAATATTTGGTTCTGTACCATTTATTAGATTTATAGAATTACTATCAGAAATTTCAATATTAGATGAACTATTCGGATAACTAGTAACTAATGTCCAATTGGTTAAAGTACTAGTTCTATAAACTAACTTACAATATGTTCCATAAGAAGTATTATTATATTTTTGTGTCCATGTTACAGCAATAATTTCGTGTGTATCTAAATAATATACTAATTTCGGATTAGGTAATACAGTTACGTTATCTGAAGTATAATTAATTGTTTCTACTGCACTACCTAATATAAAGTTAAATGGATGTCCATCACTGCTAAATTCTTTAAAATATATTTTGAATTCGGTGTTATTATACTCATCTACTTGTTTTGTGTACCATACAACAAAATATGATTTATTATTTTTAGTATATACATTGTAATCCATCAAAATTATACCATCATCCAAATTAATTTGGATATCCTTAATTATATTTTTAGAAATAGTAGATTTGGTTACATCTAATAAACTATTACATGGCCGTTGGTCACCTATAGACATACAACCATTATTATTAAATTTATATTTAGAGTTGTTATTCATATTTATATTTAAATCTTTATTTCCAATAATATCTAGATTATTATTATTTGTTATAGACATTTTAAAATCATCTACTACATTAAAAGACGATATATCTGAAACTATATTTTGAATCGATATTTCAGGGTGAATCCAACCATTATGATAATTAGATGTTAAATAAATACCATTAGAATATATACCATTCGAAGCATTTAATAAATCAGAATTAACTGATTTATCTAAACTAATTTGAAATTTTTTATCAAAAATTAAATTATTTTCTTTACCATAAATAATATTATCATTTGACATCTTTATTCCAGTATCTAGACCTATTTGTATTTTATGTAAATTATTATTAACAACATCTGTCGGCAAACCATTCGATAATCCAGCAGATATAATAACATCGTCTGCTGCTATTAAATATATATCATTACTACTTATAGTATAATTATTTGCAGTATTTGTTATATTTCCTATTACAGATGTGTTAGGATTTGTTAAATCTAATACAAAATCTTCACATGTTAATTTTACACTTTTGGAATTTAATGTAATATCCGAAATACTATTAAGCTCCATATCGCCAGTATTTTTTATAATCATACTAGCATTATTACCACTCTGTAAAGTCAAATTACCACTTTCTGTATCTAATACCAAGTTACCATTTTTAACTTTAATATTAGAATTAGTTACAGAATTTAAACTAAAATTATTATCCATGGATAATAAAATTTTATTTAATGTAGAATTCATATTGCCAGATGAATCGATATTAAAATAATTACCATCTTCATTAAATATTTTGATACTATTAAAATTTGGACTTAAATTAATATTAGACATTATACTATAATATAAAAAAAGTCTTTAATATTTTTTTTTTTACTTATCGAATTTAAATGATAAACTATGTTTAATAAAAAAAATAAATATAATCTATTATTATATTATGGGAGGTGGATTAATGGAACTAGTTGCCCGTGGAGCCCAAGATATTTATTTAACAGGGAATCCACAAATCACATTTTTTAAAAGAATTTATAAGAGACATACTAATTTTTCAATCGAGTCGGTAGAACAAACTTTCTCAGGGGATGTAAATTTTGGTTTAAAAAGTCAATTAGTACTTAAACGTTCGGGAGATTTAGTATCATCCATAATTTTAGAAATAGAATTACCTAAAATTTCTAGTTCTGATAATACAGTTTCTTGGATAAATAGTATAGGACACGCTTTAATAGAAGAAGTAACTTTAGAAATAGGTGGGACACTTATTGATAAACATTATGGTGAATGGTTAGAAATATGGTCTGAATTATCATTAGATTACTCCAAACTACCTGGATTTAAACATATGGTAGGAAATATGGGTTCTTCTAATGGTACAAAAGGTCCTTATACATTATATATACCTTTACAATTTTGGTTTTGTAGAAATATAGGATGCGCATTACCTTTAATTGCGCTACAATATCACGATGTTGTAATCAATGTCAAATTTAGAAAATTTGATGAATGTTGGACTAATAATTCTTTAAGATATTATGATGCATACCAACAAAATGATAAAATAATAAGAGTTAAAGGTGATTATTTTAATCATGATGTAGATGTAGGAAAATACTTTTACTGGCCAGATGGTTCATATGATATAATTAAAGAAGTAAAAGATAGTAATGGTAATTTTACTACTATAGGTACTGAAGCAACTGTTTATAGTAATCAAAATATAGGTTCACAATCTAATCCTAAATTTAGTGCTTATCTTAAAAGCAATACAGCTCCATTAAATGGACCTAATGGAGAAGAACCTAAAGTACATTATTCTATATTAAATTGTAGAGCTTTTTGTGACTATATATATTTAGATACTTCAGAAAGACGTAAATTTGCCCAAATGAAACATACATATCTAATTGAACAATTACAGTTTAATGGTAATAAATCTTATATAGAAGGTCAGAAATCTGAGAAAATTGGATTAGATTTTAACCACCCGACAAAAGAATTAATTTGGATACAACAGTCAGATTCTATAAAAGTAAATAATAATTGGTTTAATTTTAGTGATTCCAATGACTCTAATACTAGGTCCAATGAACCCATCGATAATGTAATTTTATATCTTAATGGACAAGAAAGATTTTCTCAAAGAAAAGGTAGTTATTTTAGAATGGTACAGCCATATTTAAGACATACAAGAATTCCATCCGCAGATGATACTAAATATATTTATACATATTCATTTGGAATAAAACCAGAAGAACATCAACCTAGTGGTACATGTAATTTTAGTCGTATTGATAATTCTGATATTCATATTGAGTTCAGAGACCCACAAAAATATGATCCTAATTCGGCACCTATTCCAAGTGGGAGTATAAGAATTTATGCTTTAAACTATAATATATTACGTATTATGAATGGAATGGGGGGCTTAGCATATTCTAATTAATAAATAATACACTAATATTTGTTTAATTATTTACTATAAGAAAACCAATCTAATAATATTATATTTTAGTAAAATGAATAAACTATCATAAATTAGTTTAATGCTTGAAGTTGTTTATTTTAATTATTTAAATAATATACCATGAGTATTTTTACATAGATGAAATTTTAAAAATGTAAATAGGTAATAAATAATACAATAATCCGTTAAATTCAAATACATTATTGAACAATTTGTTTAAATGGATAAAATTTGGTCTTATTTCTATTGAAAAAATAATTTTAATAATCTGATATTAATTATTTTACAAAACTAGGTGTAGATAATTTATATTAGTTAATTGATTATTTAACAATCATAATTTATATTAAATAAGTAAATAATAATATAATTATTTATTGGATATATGTAATGTCTAATAAATATTTAATTTTAACGGTTTCTTTAGGCAACCGACCGTGGTTTAAAAGAGTAAAAAAATTAATGAAATTATATGCCAAAAAATGTAACTCTGATTTTCATGCAATTACTGATAATTTTCAAGGAGATCTTCAGTCTAGAATACGGAAACTAGATGTTTCTAATTATTTAGAAAAATATGATAGAGTACTCTATTTAGATGATACAATAATCATAAATCCTTATTCACCTAATATTTTTGATATAGTTCCAGATAATATGTTAGGTATAGTTTTAGAAAAAAAACCCTATTATAATAAAAAAGATATATTGTTGCAATCATTAAGATACTATAATTCACATATTCCAAAAAATATTACAGAAGATAATTATATATGGTTTAATTCTGGTGTTATTCTAGCTTCTAAAAAACATAAAAAAATATTTAATAAACCAAATAAAATCATTAAAAAAATAGGAAATTATGTAGACCAAGCAATTTTGAACTCTAATAGATATAAATACAATTTACCTATAATTGATTTAGGTTTAAAATATAACTATTTAGGTACTCGCATCACTCTACAAGACCCATATAAATTAGACGATGTCGACAATATTTATTTTTATCATGTAACTAGGGGGCTACCCAATAGGCAACGGAAAAGAGCATTTGAAAAGATATTAAATATATATGGTTATTGATTAGACACGTGTCTATTAATTCGGTTTTTAATAAATTTATACCCATTCTTGATACTTTCTACTGAACCCCAAAATTCAATATTTTTTGTATTTTTATTATACCAAATTAAATCTAAATTATAATTAGTTGTAGTCATTTTAAAATAACACCCATCATTACCAATAATTTTCTTAATTATAGACAGAGGGACCTGCGAAACATCATACATACCTTGATATATATTATTAGGATGTATACTTTCTAAATGGTATAAAAATTCAACAGAAAGAGTGTAATAACTATTACCCATTATTTCTGGTAAAATATATTTGTACCCGTAAGAATTAGCCCAGGAAATAATTTGTAAATCATCAGTATTTTGAAGTATATTAACCCATTTATATGCAACATCTTTCACTTCACTGCTAGAGTGTTTAGTAAATTGATTCCACCATGAGATACGTTCACTAATTGATTCTAAACTTATATGATGTATATCACCTGACCATAAACAATAAGATGGTATTTTTGAAGTGCAATCATAAAAACATGCAAAATCTCTATCTACACTTTCAGAATAGTAATCATATTTTGGGTTATACATATTTTTGTTATAACACTGCATTAGTAGTTTATGTTAAAACGGATTCAAAACAATTTCAAATTTTTTTTTGTTAGTTATTAATATTAATTTTCATCTATATAATATTTATAAGTAATTTTCTTAATTTTTCACCACTAATTTTTTTTAACTTATTCAATTTCTTCTGGCGTTTCATCGTACTCTTTAATTTTATATGAGGTAAAATTAATATCACGAGTACCATAACTATAATCTTATTGTTCTATTAAAATCAAATAATTATTAGCGTATAATTTGGTTACATTTTTTAGCTATTTATAATAGTGATGTTATATAAACCCCAAAATTTTATACTTCCTAATAGGTTATTTCCTAGATTTTTGTTTAGCGATATATTTATTATTGACAATAATATTGGATTAATAAGTATTGTTTATCCTGATGAAAATATTGACTTTAATAAAATAGAATGTATTATTAACAATCAAACATACTATTTTTCTAAGCAAATTATTAATAGAGTATATGAATCTAATGTATTTTTATGTACAGAATCTCAAGTACTATCTAAATTTATTAATGGAAAAAGTAATCTAAAAATAAAAATAAAATACTATGATTTAGAAAATGAATTTGTTTTAAATCCGATCAAAATAAAAAGGGACCAAATAGTATTTTCTACACTTTTTAAGGATGATTTTTATCTACTTAACATGTGGATAGATTATAATTATAATTTGGGTATTGATTTTTTTATTTTATATTATAATAAAGAGTTTGATACTAGAGTATTAGAATTAATGAATACACCTAAATATAAAGATAAAGTACTATTAATAGAATGGAATTATGTTCATAAATTACCAGAAATTTTAGGAAAGGATTCTAGAGTGAACATATTAGATAAAAGTCTGCAAAAAAATCATCACCATGCACAACCTATGTCTATGTGTCATTGCTTAAATTATATAGGTTCTAAATCTAAATGGTTAGGTTTCTTCGATTTAGATGAATATATTATTATGCATAACGAAACAAATATTAAAGATGTTTTAAATAAATATTCAACTAATGATATTGCTGCTATCAAATTTCAGTGCAGATGGGCAAAATTGCAAAATTGGTCACCAAATGAAAATCCTAATAATGGTGTTAATATTTTAACAAAATATAATTCCTTTAGAAAAATAGAAACTGAAGGTACATTCTTTCGTACTAAAGTAATACTAAAACCTAATTTAGTTGAAAGATGTAATGTTCACAGATTAAAACGTCATGCACCCAATACAAAAGAAATTTTATTAAATACTGATAGTTATTATTTTCTTCACTATTTTAATATTAATTGTGGTTGGGGGGGTAGAGACAAAAGAGACCCATTTAAAGATAAACCCAAAATAATATTAGATAATAGACTAATTGAATTAGTTAAATATAATAACATTAAGGATAACTAATTTATTTAAGTATATTGTAATATCATAATATTTAATAATTAGTTATCCTTGTAACGTTTAAGAATGCCTACATGAAATATCATATGAACTAGTATTTTTAAAAAATATTTACACCTTAAAGATTTAAAATGAACTTACTTATTTATTGTCGTTGTTATAGTAATCACTTTCTATATTTAATAGTGATAGTAATAACTTTTTATTTAATTTAATTTCTTTGAATAACATTATACCATTTTTATATTAAAGTCTTTTGATGTAATATTTATAACCAATCATAGTATTCTTTATTAATATCACTTGAGGTATTCCTTTATAAAAATCATATTGAGTTTTAATTAATTGGATTATATATGGATTACTAAGTTTTAAATGCTATATCTATTAAATATTATTAATATTTTATCATCTATTGAAATTAATATTAAATATTAATATTTTATATAAATATGAAAAAAAGTTTTACTTACAATCCAAAATTTTGTTTAGTAAATTTTGGTAAGGCTTATTCAGAATGTATTTTCGATTCATGGTCGATTCATCATTTTTATTGGCAGGGATTTGGTTATATAATTTTACATCATTTATTTAAAATTAATAAACTAAAATATGCAATAATACTCACTATATTTTTAACATCTGTACATATTTTAGAAGAATATTATGGTAATAAGGGATTAGTAAGTTTAGAAGGCATAATTATTGATAATATCGGTCCATTGATAAATCCTAAAATAGATGTAAATTTAAGAAAACCCGATAATGATTACATGGATAATTCTATAGGAGATATTGTATCTGGATTATCATCTAATATAATTATTTTATTATATTGGTATTACCTTAAAAAATTACCATATAGTTATTTGTTTTTATCTTTTTTTATTCTTTATTTACTTTATAAAAAATCATATATATTATATCCTAAAAATAAAAAATAATAGTAAATGCTATATTGTTAGATTACGCAATGAACATTAAATCACAAAAATGTATTACTAATGATATAGACTATAATCTAATAATACAATTTATGGATAATTCAAAAAACAAATACCCACAGAAGATTTTAAATGAAATTTTCCTAGTAAAATATAAATAAACTAGTAATATCTTTTAATTAAACTAATTATAGTTAATTAACCAAGTTTTACTATTAGGTTTATAATTAGAAATTAAATTACTTTCAAGATGCAATCTCATTTCTTCATATGTTTTATTCTTATTAATGCCTTTAATATACCAAAATTTACCACGAGATGGTTTAACAATAATATGTGCGCGTATACTAATAGCATATTTAAATACATATTCAAATGAGTGTGATGATGGTAGTGTAGTATTTCCTATCCCCCAAGAATTAAAAGTATCTGTAGTGTAAGTTAGTAAAGAATTTATAGATTCCATTTAATACTTTTGCTTTACATTTATTTTTCAATTTTATCTTAACTTTCGATATTCAATCGAAAGTTTTACAATAAAAAGTCAATAATAATAATAATTTATCGTATTTAATTACCTGTTAATTCATGAAATCCTCTATTATTCTTATCAACTTTAATTATATTTTCCGGATTTTCTGAAAGGTATTTATCAATTAAATGAGATGAATCCTTGAATGGACAATCTTTATCTAAACCTCTTATAAAATTTGGATAATATTTACTCATAGTATCTCCATGGCTTTGACCAGTTACATAAAAAAATCTTTTTTTTATTTTTTTATTTAAGTTTATATAAATTTGTAAGGCTGAACTGATATAAATGCCTTTTTTTTCTTCATCTGGTAAGGTATGTTCGTAATCATCATCATCTTTTGTTCCTAAAAATATATCTACCGGAACATTAATTCTATTAATATTATAGTTTTTTGGTGGATTAGAACCATGCATTAATTTTTCAGCTACTAAAGCACCTTTACCATTAAAAAAAGACGATACTGCAAGATCTGCTGCTAATATTAAATTAGATTTAAAACCAGCTAAACTGGAGACTCCTCGAGCTAATGATGTAACTAGTCCGAATCCAAACGCTCCACTTTTAAATAATATACCTAAACTAGAAGCTTTAACATTACCTTTTACGCTATTATATGAAGTCCACTCTAACGAATTTTCATAATTTAATTTAGATACATTACATCCTAAACATCTTGAAGGTCCTCCAAGTAATACTCTACTTAAACCTAATTTAAGTTTATTTGCTCCAATAAGTGCTGCTGTAGACATAGCATAATGGGTGCCATCAGAATAACCAGATAATGTCCATTTTGTTTGTTTAATATTAAGTTTAGTAATAAATTTTATAATTAGGTTGGCGATATCTATAATTTGGATATCTCTATCCTTCTTTGGAACAAAACTACTGAAGCCTGTTCCGGGCCAATCTATTGCTATAATACCAACATCATCTCTAAATGTATTAATTTTATCTTTATCTTTTCCAGAAATAGACATAATGAATGGTATAATATTTGACGACATCAATGCCCCATGACAATGTATTATCCATTTTCTTTTGGTAAAATCATATTTTCTTTTTTCAGGTAGAGTGTATAAATCGTATCTATTTACACCTATTTTACGTCCTGTTATAATAGACGTTTTTTTAGATACATAGCTATCACTTATTTCAGAAGCGGCTTCTGGTGGCCAAACTGTAAATGCCATAACTTGGTCTGTTTTTTTCCCATTAAACTTAGCGGTATTATAATTTAGTAACATTTTAGGATATAAAAATGTTTTATCATTATAATTATACTCAGTCATAGGATGCATAAGTTTAAGCGTCTTATTATTTGTAGATAAATTTTGAGATTTAGAACCTCCTTTTTTTGTTCGTCTATTTTTTTTCGTATTTATATTAATTTTAGATTTGGCCATTGTATAATTATATACTAATAAAATTATTCATAAAATTCATTTAAATCATCATAATTTTTCTTAATTGGATTTTCATAATATTGGTAATATGTAATGCATCAGATATATAATTATCAATACTACCATAATATTGGTTAATTGTATTTATTGCATTATTAATATATTCTATATCAACCAATAAAAGAGGTTTAATTAATGAAGCTTTATCTAATGGAATATTCAGCAATTTAGATACATGATTAATTTGGTGTTCCAAACTATCTTTAATAAAATCATTTGTTTTTAGATAGTCCTCTAAGATAATATTTTTAGGTATTTCTAAAATATGAAGTATTAAGAAAGCGGCAAATCCAGTTCTATCTTTTCCAGAAGTACAATGGAACAATGTTGGTTCAGGGTTACTAATAAGTCTTTTGAGAAATTCTGAAAAAATATCTGAAT